CTGACCGCGCTTCTTGCGGCGTCATGACGAATGAGTTGATAGCCGCCGAAAGCGTCTGCATGGTCCGTGTAAGCGTTTCTGCTTGATTGAGGTCGGAGAGTTTGAACAGTGGCCCCCATTCAACCTCAAAGTCTGCTTCGTACTCCTCCGAGTCAGTCCGATCATCCATCATGCGGAAGTACCGCCGTGCAAACTCCTTCATATCGCCCACAATGCGATTCTGACGCATTCTTTGGACTTGGTTGAAGTAGTTCTTGATGTCCGTCTCGGAACCGCTCACAACGCCAGTCTGCGTCCCAAAGAGGACGCTCTTAGTCATTTCCATTGAGGCACAGACCTGATCGAATAGAACGTCGAAATACTCACGCGGCTGCAACTGTCCATCAGTTTGGAAATCTGCCATCTCGTAGCCGCTTGGCGTAATGATCTCGCTTTTGGCGTTCAAGTTCTGCAACTGCTTTTCGGCCTCTTCTTTATCATCCTCGTCTGCATCTTCTGGCAGTTCGATGTGGTAGAGTTTAGAGGCGTATCGGAAGAGCGTCTGCATGATAGACCAGTTGCCCTTCTTAATGCCTTTCATGATGTGATAGACGGTGATGAGACTGGAATCACCCTCAAACTCACCGAGGGTATCATCTTCCAAATCACCGTCAACTTCAGGGTTCCACGAGTAATGGAAACACCGATTCGCATGGATAAAGTCGAGTTTGTGGTGGCGACGGGCGTTATCTCGACCGACAAGATATCCCAGTGGCTCTTTGTACGTCCCAGATGTGGGTTCCATATCAACTACGATACCAGTACTACGGATGATATATCTATCTGGGTCGTATGGAATCTGCTCCGAGATGCGGCCTTTCGGTGGGCTGTTCCCACCGTAGTACTTAGACATATCATCAAGCGTGAACGTTTGTAGCTTCTTGATGGATTTGACGTTCACATCGTCGTCCAGTGGATCAACATAGACGCCCTCAGAATCATCATTAAGCACCATGAACGTGACAGCAAAGCCATCACGTCGGGCCTTCTTCTGGGCTAACTGGTAGTTGCGTACAAAATCGTTGTCATAATAGACGTTTTCTACGTCACGGAGTTGCTTCGACTGCTTTCCGTCCATGTCTCGCTTAATCTCAAACCCATTTTTAAAAGCATCATCGATGGGTTTATCTACCAGTGTCTTGGCGAAAGAAGTCCGATAGACCCACCGAATGTCGTTGGTCGTCGGATCTCCCATGAGTTTCCGTGGATCAACCTCGTCAGACGAGTCACCACGCTTACTCCCAACTCCCGCCTTCTCGGAGGCGGTCTTTGTGGAATAGTTTTTAGTACTTGTACCGCCCGTCTCATAGCTCGTGCTGGCGTCTGTATTCTCGTGAACGCCTCCGTCAGTATCGAATGCCATTTATTAGTATCCTTTCCGCGAATTGGTCGAGATGGATTTGAGAGTCCGACGTGAACCAAACTTGTTTGCCGCAATCCACATGTATGTGAATGCGTGACAAGCATCGTCATTTCGATCAGACAACACCTTCAACTTCTTCTTCCCGTCTGACGTTTCGACACGATCAGTGTATGGAGCAGTCAACTGGTCTTTGAGCATCGTTCCATCACCATCTCGGTCGAACGAAAGATCAGCCGCTGGAATGTCAATATGTCCACCTTTAAAGTCGTCAATCATTCCTTCGATCATGTGTGTGCGGGCGACCGTACAAAATGCTGAATCGGTGGAGTTACTGTTGGAAAACTTAGGTTCGTCCTTGTCCTTAATATTGCCGTAGATAACCCCACACACCTGATCCCATCCATCGTCGTTCCAGATGTTGTTGCCTTCTTGCAGATCCTCACGCTGCTTTGCCCCATACCCTTCGTCTACGGCGACCACATCAGCCTCGTAGTCGCGGATCTTCTCTTCAACGAGATCAAGTTCGTCTTGCTTATTGAGGTCTGAATCGACCATCTCAACGTCACGGACAACGATGGTGTGGTCATCATCGTACTCGATCTGCTCGCCAACTACGATAACCGTGTCCGAAGCATCCTCACCAGAGCCACCACCCCAGTCTACACCTATTACAACCGTAGAGTCGTCAAACTCACGTTTGTTCATAAATCCTTTATCTGGAATTAGTCGTTCATCAACGTGTTTGTCAGATAGAAGGTCGTTCTCTGGAGTGTAGAACTTCCCAAGAACCTCGTTATTAAACTTCTTTTTCGTGTATTTCTGACGCTTAAATTCGATCTTCGCATCATCGTGCAGCGGTGAGGCGTACTGGTCAATGTGCCACCCAGTAATATTATATCCTTGAATGCTGTCACGAGCTTCGGTCATTTCTTGAATACGACCTTTAAGCTCGCTGTCACTCATTCCCTCTGGATTATCAAGTGACTCATCAGCAAGCATTTCCTCGTAGTCTTCTATGGTCGCTGTAAGCTCCTCACGCTGTTTTTCAAGTTCTACGGGGATGAACTCGTCTCCATCGCTCTGAGAGATCCACGCCTCTTCCTCGGCGTCCCACGACTTCTGATCGGACATCTCCCATAGGTCGTGGAAAAATGAGCTTGCCATCTTAGGCGTGCCAATGACGATGATCGTTGGGAAATAATCGACCTGCGGAACAGATTGATCGACCGCTTCAAGGAACGTCGAGAACATCCCCTCGTCAACGTCCTGAAACTCGTCAATAATACCGATCTGACCGTGCAGACCACGCAGACCATCACCATCTCCCCACGCAGATCGGGCCTTTACATCGGCCTCAACGTGGATTGTATCACCGTTGGATTTCTTCAGTTGACGTTCGAATTTTTGGTGAGAAACGTTATCCTTACTGCGGATCGATGAAAGACCACTCTGTTTGACGTGTTTCTTAAATCGGTCCATCACCTCACCGAACTGTTTACGGCGGGGTGCTGTCACGTCAACTTCGACCATCGGGTATTCGGAAACAGCCCACTCAGCCGCAGCAGTTGCGGTGGTGGTCTTTAGGCAGCCACGTGCATACAGCAGCACAACGACATCCCCCCAGTTTCTTGGAACGAGTGGACCGTCTTCATCGGCCATATAAGAAAGGAACGTATCTCCAGAATCGTTGTAGAAATCGTATCCACGTTCTGGGTCATTTGGATGTTGCCAGAAGTTCCTGATATACAGTCGAATATCATGTGGTAACTGCTGACGAAGCTCCTCTGGGATGTTCTTATGAATAGACATTTATTCGACCTCGATCTCCGCAGCCGCCTCATCTGATTCTACGTCTTTGGTAAACTGATCAGCAGAAAGTGTCTCAACTTCATTCTCCTCACCGTCTGAATCAGGCCCATCATCGCCCACAGATAGCGTGTAATCGTTTTTCTGGAACGTTAGGACACCACCATCATCATCGTCCTTAATCGACACACCACCGTTTTTGAGGTGTTCTTTGATATCTTTAGATACTCGGGAGATAGGTAGGTGGAGGTGGTGTTCCTGTTTCTCATATTTGACATCAGTAATTTTCCCCTCCATGTCAGCAGACTGTGCAATTGTCTCTTGGCTAACACCTTCTTCGAAAACCGTCTCGTGCATGTTCTGCTGCATCACAGACGCGAGAGAGGCGTACCACAATTCTTGGGCCTGAAACTTGAAGAGATTGTTAGTTGGGAAGGGCAGTTCAACATTTACCGAATCTTCTGCAATAAATTTAGATTCAGACATGTCAATAGCCCGCCCATCGTATTTAATCTCGAAATCGTGGCGAGACTGTTCAACAAGCCCATCGAACATCTCAATAGCAAACAGGAACTTTTCACCACTAATCTTTTGTGCAAAATTAACATAGTTACTTGCGAAGTAACCGTGCTTGAATAATTCGTGTGCTTGTTTCATAAGTGCGTCCATCGACTTGTGCATTCGGCAATAATCCGAACCATCATCTACAAACGTTGACTCGGGCATTTGGGTACAGTAACGAATCTCGCCGTACCGCCGCTCATAGTCTTTGATCGGAGTACCACAGCGTCCGTCCTGAACCTCTGTGCTGCCCGCGTTGAGTCTAAATTCTTTTTCCGTATCAGTACGACCCCACGCCTCACCATCTCGCCAAAACGTTTCCCACGACTCTGGGAAGTCATTATGTGGGTCTTCTGGAGGATCTTGATCTGTCATGAATGTAAAAACGGTGTGGTCGGGGTTTAGCGAGCAAACACGGTCCCAGTGCGTCAACTCGCTGAGTGGAAATCCGATAAGGGGACCCCCACTCTACATTGAGACGCCTTACGAGTTTTAATAAAACTCGATGCGGAAATCGACTACCAGTTGGTAGTCGTAAGATTTCAGGTTTTGAGTTAAAAAGAGTACTACTCCAGCCGATCAGCAACGAGTCCTCGGAGGGAGTCCAACTGGTCAGCAGCCCGCTTCTTGTCAAACCCAACATCCACTGCAAGATCGTAGAACTGTTTTTCCCGAAGGACGTTACGACCATCTTCACTTGCCACGTGAGCTACAACTCCCATTGCGACGTTTTCAGCACAGTGTGGGCCAAACGAGTTAATCGAAAGAACATCGAGAACCAGATGTTTGCATCGTCGTTTCTGGTGTTTGGTCATGTCAATGTTCGTGGCATAGGTCTCAGTCACTCGACGCTTCCAATCTTTACGGTTCTGCTGTTCACGACTCATTCGATTCTCGGAGTACGAATCGTAGTGGTCCTGACCGTGATGCCACCGCCACATCTTGATCAGCTCCTTCTTCCGAGATTCGCTTATAGAGAGGTTTTTGATGTCGTGAAGGTTAAACATCGTCTGCATCTCAGAACGCTCCTCATGGCTCTCGTGTCGCTGCTCATCGTACTTGTCGCCTCGCATGTCGTCTCGGCTACCGTCGTTCGGCTGTCGTGCTACGTTATGGGATTCTACTGCCATCGTTATTATTCACGTTTATACTTATGAGCCGCAGTTATAAAAGACTTACCATTTCACGACTGTATACTGTCCAGTCACTCATAGTGAGGATGCCTGATCCTCACAACTTACTTACCACTAAAATGCGGAGAACAAACCTATCGGTTCTACTACGCAGAGCAAGTCCTCTGCGGAGGGGGTGTCTCGGTCGTTGAGCTTTGCACCCACTCCCGACCGTTTTTAGAGGGTGTCTTTACCACCAACCCATTGATACCTACTACCCATTGACACTAACTACTATCTGGTGACTATGTCGCAACTGTTAAGTAACACCGTCCCCTATACTACAGTAAGGGTTGTTTAATGGGGGTTTGGACTAAGGGCTTATATGAGTCAGAAAGTTAGAATTGGTAATAGTTATTACCATGAGGGTCATGACAGTGAAGTAGTAACAACTCACCACGACGATTATAATAACGTCTGGTATCGCATTGTCATTTCACGGGACAATGCGGGTGTAATCTCGACTGGAGATGATATCCATCAGCAACCGTACAGCGACTTTCTCGGGGCGGTCTCGATGCGGGATTACCCCGACGACTGGAACACCCTCCGAGAAGCGGTGCTGGAACGGGACGACTACGTAGCACAGTGCTGTGGGAAGGATGTCAACAAGAGTGCGCCGATCCACCACATTTGCCCACTCGGGTGTGGTGGGACTAACACCCTGAGAAACCTAATCACGTTGTGTGAGGAACACCACGGTAAGATTCACGGAGGTGTCATTTAAATGGGACAAAAAGCGAGAGAAATCATGATGAAAGATGAACAAGAACAACATGGTGAATATGTTAAAATGGGTGAAGTATATCTTATCAGCGAAGAAACGGTAGAAAAGGCAACAGATTTTACTGTTCCACATGGTAGTATCAAAGTTGAGACATCTGATGGGAAATATAAAACTATCAGTTTGTGTGAAATCGACGTGGAGAACGATATTAACGATGATGGAACTGTTGAATATCCATTGAGTGGTGAGTGTGAACATTCCTCAAAGAAATACAGTGGATCGTTTACGGTTTCGTTCGATGATGAGAATGAGGCCAGTAAATTCCTCGATCATCTTTCTCAACCAGATCGATCTATTGGTTTTACTAACCGTAGAAAGGAAAGAAATACTTACCATCTTGAAGAGGCCCTAAACCATCTTGAGGCTGTTGATGTCGATTCGTTGCCAGAACGACGATTGTTGCGAGATTTCGAACTACAGTTAAAACAACTCGTAGAAGCGCAACGAGGGTGAAGTGAATAACACAGCCTCGTGTCCTGAATGTGGCACTCAACTGACACACCGCCACTGCAAATACGTTTGTCCAGTTCACGGCGTCATTTTTGATTGCTCTGATACGTTTTGGTAAGTGGTAACTAACGTGTAGTCAGACTTAACTTACTATCTTACTCGGAGAGTGTATGGATTCTTTAACGAACCATAACGATGTGGGGTGTGAGAACATGGTACATCTTCGGAATGCCAAACAATCAATTGACCAATTTGAAACTATGTCTGGGGAGGAATTGCAAATAAGACGAGAAATATACGTTAGAATTGAACTTCTGTTAAAAATGCAGTAATCCCATTCAAATCTCAAAAATTTTAAAAAATTATTACGAAGGTGTCCTCGGGTCGCGGCTATATATTCGGGTACTAAGGATACACGAGTTTGAGAATTTCTACGACAATTCTCTCTGAGTGTATCCCATAAAAAGAATACACGAGTGTGTCGCTTATCGACCACACCGCACCGCAAAAAAACAACCGCACCGAATCTAATCTTGATGGGTCGTGTCAGTCAGGTTGAATGTCTCATTGTTTATTCGTCTACTCCGACAACTTCGATAGTGAGACACGAATCAGAGTCGTGATTAGTCCCGACTGCGATTGACTGAATGCTGATGTGTCCCTGTTTTTGGGCTTCGAGTAGTGCTTCCATGTGGCCAAAGCATGCCCCTCGCGAGTGGATGATCACTAGGTCTTCCAAGCTGCTGGCTTCCTCGGTGCGGACTGTGTCTTCCAAGCTGCAGTCCTCCGAGGTGCGAACTGTGATATCGCCCGCAATCCACGGATCGTCAAGGTATGCGAACGCTTCTGCAACGGCCACAACACTATCCAGCTCAACACCGTTAGCTGTCGGTGTG